TTCTCGTTGAGAAGCTGCAGCGTCGTGCGCTCCTGTTCGTTGAAGTCGATGCGCGTCTCGGTGCGCCACTCAAGGAAGCGCTGCACCTCGCCGTTGCTCGACGTGTCCCTGGCGCCGAGCATGTGCTCAAGCACGGGGCTGTTGCTGGTGATCAGTGCCAACCCATTCCACGTCATGTTGTCGCTTAGCTCGGCGTTGGCGCTGCTCGATCCCTTGAGCTTGTGCTGGCCCTGCGAGTAGTCGAAGATGAACCCGGGTATCCACTCCATCTCGCTGGTGCGGTTCTTGGCCGTCACCTCGTCAACGTACAGCGGCAGGCCACCCAGCAGGCCGGCGCGCTGCAGCATGGTGTTCTCGCTGGTCTTCGGCACCACGGCAAGTCGCTTGCCGCCCCACACGCTGCGGCCGAGCGTCAGCGCCAGCGACTTGCCCACACCGGACTCGCGCGAGCAGGCGTGTAAGACCATCGCCTCAGCACCGTTGTTGCTCCAGCGCATGAGCGGCGATGCGAAGCCAGTCAGCGCCAGCGACACCACGTCATAGCAGCCCTTGTTGCACAGCATCGACATCACGCGCTGCCACTCGGCCAAGCTGCCGGCGGGTTTCATGCCCTCGATCAGATTGCCAAGTCGATCGGATACGAACGTGTACTCGCCAGTGGCCGACACGACGCGCTCACCGAACGCGAAGCTGCCGTCGGGTTGCCAGCCGTACTTCGGCGGCACGCGCAGCGAGCTATTGGCTGCGCTGGCTATCTGCGCACACTCGCGCACGAACTGGAACAGGGCTACGTCGTTGCCCTTGCCGCTGATCGAGAAGATGTTCTGGCGCGCGAGTTCCTTGAGTGTGTCGTCCTGCTTGGCCATCGAGCGCATCGGCAGCGCGATGAAGTTGATCTCGTCGGCGCTCACGATCCGGCAGAACCGGGCGAAGTAGGTGTCGGACTCCTGCATCACGCTGTGCAGGTAGAAGATGTACGGGAGGATCGGGTAGGTTTCGGGCGGGCCATCGTTCTTGTCCGGCACGACACGATGCGTCTGGCCATTCTTGAACACGAAGCCGGGCGGTGGCGCGGGCAGCGCGGGTGTGGTGGCCGTCGCCGGTGTCACCTGGGGCGCGTAGGCCCAGCCAAGCGGCAGCGGGTTGGTGATCTTGCCGGCGTGCGGGCAGCCGGCGCAGCCACCTGGGTTGATCTCTTCGATCTTGGTGCAGCTATACGGTCCCTGCAACGCGTTCCACTTGGCCGTCAGCCGCGCGTCGTCATACGGGTGCAGCGCGCTCAGTGCCTTGCCTGCTTCAAAGCCCTCGGTGGTGCACTTGGCCAGCGACAGCATCGCGCGCCACATCGGCTCCATGCCATCCTCGGCCGCGTTCTTGTGGAACCAGCGCACCTGCGCGCAGCCGTCGCCGGCCATCGATCGCGTGACGATCTGATCGAAGCTACTGTCAACGTGCTGCACCAGGGCCTTGGCCAGCGGCGTGGCAGGCGCACCAGCGACCGTAGGCCGCGTGCCGGGGATATTGAGCGTGTCCTGCACAACATGCCCGTTCACCGGCGGCGCGAGCGCGCCTAGCTCGCTCAGCGTGGGCAGCGTGGTGGCGAAGTCATCGAAGTCGAACATGTCGCCCGTTGACTTCACGGTGGATAGCTTGGGCGGGTCGTACTTCTGGTTCAGCGTGCCGGGCATGCGCATCACACGCGCCGCGTCGCTGGTGACCGACTTGTCGATCTGGAACCCATGCGCAACAGCCGTGCGCTTGAGGCGCTCTGCAACGGGCTGCCAGTCTTGGATGGAGATGTCTTCGGTAAGCGGCCAGTAGGCGTGCACGCCACCGCCGGAGTCAACGAGCCACGGTTGGCCAAGCTCGGACAACCCGGACGCCTGCATGAACGTGTGCAGCGCGGCGACTGCCTCGCGCTTGGTCTTGTACTTGCCGCCCCTGCCTGTCGGATCGATGTCGATGTCGATGAAGAAGCTGCCCATGAGCAGCGCGTTCTCGGCGGTGCGACTGGTTCGATCCTTGTAGCTCGCCATCGCGTAGTAGGTGTTCAGCCCACTCGCGGAGAAGCGTTCGGCTGAGACTACGGCGGCATCGAGGTTGTCCGTGAACTGGTGGCGCTTGTACTGGGTTGATAGTTCGCAGATGCAGTAGATGCCTTCGCTTGGCAGCACCGCTTCGAGGAAGTCATGTGCGTCCATGCTGGGTACCGTCCGCGTCGCGGCTTTCGCCGATGATGTTCAGCAGCCGGTTGATGCGCTCCAGTGCTTCTATCTGCCACGCGGCCGGCAGCGACTCATACATCAGGGCCTGTCCACCGATTCGGACGAACTCCTCATCGGTGACGGATTGGGGATTTGGAAGGTTTTGCACGCTTGGCTCCAGGCAGCGGCTGCGTTTGGCGCGCTGCACAAAATGTTCGTCAGGCGGGTCACGGCATTGCGGTAGGCATTGGATACCCGGTTGCCGTAGTACCAGCTATACACCGTTGCGCGGGTGGCGCCGGTGGCAGCAGCAACATGGACAACCGGGAAGCCCAGCCGCACGGCCGCACGGCCAAGCTGGGGGCCGAGCGAGTTATCGCCCGACTTCACAGCGTCGCGGATGTGGGTGCGGTATTTCATGGTGAGCGCAGGCCCCTTGCGGGGCCTGCTTCCGATCAGTCATCCCACTCGTCGAGGATGTTGGCCAGATTCCCCGTGGCCACGGCCGGCGGTGCGGCCGGCGCGCTGGGGATCAGCGTGGGCTCGGGCGGCTCGGGAGCGGGCGCAGGAGCCGCTACAGGCGCCGCAGCGGGGGCGGCAGCCCCGTTGGTAGCTGCGCGGGGCTTGCGGGCCTTTGGCGGGGGCGCTGGCGGCTCGACATCCACGGCCGGAGCGGGGGCAGGGGCGGGTGCCGGAGCGGCCACCGGTGCCGGCGCCGGTGCAGCGGCCGTCGGGCGGTTCCCAGGAACAGCTACCGGAGCAGCCGTCGAGGCCACGCCGTCCATCTGGGCCGGGTTCATCGTGATCGCCTTGATGGCGTCGGGCGACTGGCCAGCGGCGCGGCAAATCTCGAACTCGTCCTGCTCCAGCCAGCGCATCGCCTTGAAGAACAGCTTGGGCGACTCGCTCTTCGTGTCGAAGCGCAGGCGCGTCACCAGCATCGTCGGGTCGATCCCCTGCGCCGTCAGCCAGCGCGCGTACTCCTGCAGCGGGCGGTTGTCGCCGTCGGCCTTGCCGAACAGGCTCAGCGCCGGCAGGCTCAGTTGCATCACGTCGCCCTCCAGATCGTTGGCCAGCACCACTGCAACACGTTGCGAGTAGCGGCAGGCGCGGCTGTCACCCTGGCCCGAGCCCTTGACGTTCTGCGGGCACGCAGCGCAGCTTGCAGCTTGCTTGGCCTTGGACGTGGGATCGGGGATCGTGCCGTCCTGGCTCCAGCAGTCCGGGCCGGTCGGGTTGTCCGCGTCGTACGCGCTGAGGTAGAACGTGCGGCTGACCTTGGGCGCGGCCGCGACGATCACGATGTCGAGGTGGCGATCGTCGATCGCGGTGATCTCCTTGCCGTCAACGACGAGGCGGAACACGCCGCCCTTGATCGAGAGTCGGTTGCCCGACTGCGTGCCGCCAGCGAGTGCCTTGGCCGTGTCCGAGATGCCAACCGAGCGCAGGTGCGCCGGCAGTTGTCCGGGGTTGAAGATGGCTACTTGGTTCATGTTTTCTCCGAGGTGAAGCTGCTACTTGGCAGCGGGTTTGCGTACGACGACTTCGATCTCCGACACGGAACTCAGCCCTGGCGGCGCAGCATCGGGATGCTCCGTCAGAAACTTCGCCATGTTCCCTTGTGCAACGCGTCTCTCCATGAGGCTCACGTCGCCCTGCGCGATGACGAAGGCGCCGAACGCCTCCCAGTCCTGCGCGTAGTACCGCGTCTTGGTGCTCAGCATGATCGTGCCGTGCTCGGTCTTGACGGAGTTGATCCCGTCACCCATCGCGCGAACTCGATCCTTCATGGCTGACGTGATGACAGCTTGTTGCAGCTTGATGCCCTCGACTTCGGTTTCGTAAACGCGTGTCAGGTCTTGAACCTTGTCGCGCATCTTGATGTACATCTTGGCCAGTCGATCCAGGCTGATCGTTGCCGGGTCGGCGGTTGCC